ATTCGCTACATTAAGTGATATTCTTCCATACTGAATAATTGCAAATGAAATCATTCCTAAAACAGCAGAAAGCAAAACTACTGTTAAAGCTGCGAAGCCCTTACTCTGCTGTCTTCTTAAGGTATATAAGGTGTCTTGTTCCATGATAATTTTTGTTTTCTATATTGTCTATAGTCCAGTAATGATTACTTTGTTTAATTTGAGTATAAAACTCATGCATTAATAATACATCAATATTGACGCCTTGTTGTTTTAAGATATCTGCTGCTAAAAGATTTGAATTAAACTTTCTATCTCTTCTTATCGCTTTCAATTCTACATATCGATCTTCGTCAGGATGATAAAAGTCTGGTGTATACTGTTTATCTCTTCCGTCATACTGAACCGTAAATGTTTTGTGTTCGTAGACATAAGGTTTATTTGTTGCTTCACACCATCTAGCATAATCAGCTTCCAAAGAAGACTTAAAAAAGTAATTACTAGGCAAGTCGTATCTAAAGCCTAGTCTTCCATTTGAAGGAATTTCATGCAGGCCACTACTCTGTGCTTTATTCTGGCAGTCTTTGCCACAATATTTAGTTTCTCTTCCTAAAGGCTTTTGATAGTCTGATCCGCAATAGTCACACTTTAAGTCAACTCTTTCAAGTTTGTTTTTCTTAAGATAACATTCTCTTGAGCAGAATGTTTTACCACGCTTTGATTTGAAATCACTTTTACAAACTTCACAGCTTTTAATTTCGTATTTAATACTAGATTTGTTTTTACATTCTCTAGAACAAAACTTTGATGTGCTAGCTCTAGATTTAGGCTTTTTATATTCACTACTACAACCTTCACAAACTAAAGTTACTTGTGTCGATACTCTTGGCATAATTACTCCTTTTATGAATAACTATGCCTTAGCGTTAAAACCCTAAAACAGTTTATTTAGGAAAAAATTGTTTTAAGTCAACGCCTTCTTTACTTGCTTGATCTAAATACTTTAAAGGATTATACTTTTCATCTGAGGATTTTATTGATTCCCAAGACTGTCTAATGCCTTCTTTGAGAGTTTTTGCTTTTGAATACTTCATAAAGTCAACAAACTTCTTGTTAGATAGTCTATGATTACCTAAGTAGTCAGTTTCTGGATGCCACTTAACAATATTTTCTAAACTATGTCCTGTTACTTCTTCAATCATATTAACAATTTCTAAAGTATTGTAAGGATTACACGCTGTAATATTGAAGTCTTCGTTTCGAACTTCAGAGTCAATTAATCTTACAACACTGTGACAAAAGTCTTCAACGTGCATATAGTCCTTAATCTTTTCAGGATTTAAAAACATATCAATGTTTTCAATGCCGTTCTTAATACCATACAACGATTTAGCAATTAAAGAATTCATGTCACCTTCGCCTCCGTATGCAAATAAAGGTCGAGTAACTAGCCACTCTTTTGCATTGTTTCTTATAAACATCTCACCTGCATACTTTTGAATTGCATAGTTTGTCCTAGGAAATATTTCACTATTTTCTAAAATATCAGTTTCTTGATATTTGTAAGTGTCATAAATAACTGTTGTACCCGTATAAACGATTAGCATATTACAGTTATTAGCAGCTTCTAATATAGTTTGTGTTCCTAAGATATTTGTGTTCATAGAGTGTTCTGGATTCAATGCAACTACATCTGTTCCTACAACAGCAGCATTGTGAACAATACAATCTAATTTTAGGCTCTTAAATAAGTTTGTCCAAGACTCAGCACTATTTGAATATACACAAACTTCATTTGAATCTGTATATAACATCATAGTTGTTGCATACTCAGACCTGTCGATTGATATAAATTCATGTCCTTGCTTAATAATTTCTTTTGATAAGTTAGTTGCAATAAAGCCTTTTTCGCCTGTAATTCCGATTCTCATTTTTATCCTTTTATTATTTTAATAACTTTTAATTCTTGCGTGCTAGCCTTAAAACGCATATTATTTTCTAAACAATATACACTATAATTGTAAAACTCTCTAGGACCGTATTTTGTTTCTTTAGAAAAAAGAAACGTCCTGTCCAAGACTAATAGATTAAGCTTTTTTTTAGCTAAGCTAAAAATATTATATTCTGCGTAGACTAGGTCACCTACACCTAAACCGTTTTGATAAGATGACATTTTTTCCTTATGTTATAAATTTTATTTTAACGTTTTTAAGTTTACCAAGAGTAATATATTTTATCTTGCCCTCGTAAAAAACTGTTATTCCTTTAGGCCTAACACCATCAATATTAAATAATCCTACGAGTAAACAATTATCAAATCTATTTAATGTATTATAATAGTCATATTCAATAATTACACTTATGACACTTCCTATATCATCTTGATCTAAATAAAAATCTTGACCAAGCCTTATGAAGTTTTCTTCTATCATGTAGGACAAATATCTACTTTAATGTTTTTTTGGTCATACAGGCTAAATATTTTTGTTTCACCATTGTCAGTCAAAACAAAAAGAAAGTCTTCGTCGTTTTTTAACGTTTCTATTTTCAATACAATGCAATTATAATAATGAGCGATAAAGCCAAAGTTTAAGTAATTGACTGTAATGTTAACTAGTTGTGAAACACATTTTTTGTAGTCTTTATTCAAGAATTGTAAACTCCATTATGTTTAATGGCACAATATCAATTTCTTTATCACCAACAACGTGTACCATTGCAGTAAAGTTTACGTCTTTTATAACATCAAATACTACACCAACTTTCTCTTCTTCGTTTGAATAAAGAAAGTTGTACTTTATAAGATTTCCTTTTTTTAATTTTTGTCTATTTTTTGTCATTCAAAAGTCCTTGTATATACCAAGAAGGTTCTTTTGTATATTTCCATTTTGCAAACCTAGACTTATCTTTAATATAATATTCTCTATATGAGAGAATAGGATCATTGTTTATTTTATAGTCATCATTCATACAAATAGCAAAATTTTCAAGTTTATTACTAATCATTCCTAGAGGATAGTTTTTCTTAAACCACTTAAGATGATATGCTGTTTTGTGAATTTTTTTATAACGACGAGTATATTCTTCGCAAAGATAAAAAAGAAGTTGGTAGTGCCAATCATAGTTTTCTTTAGTTGAGCTAACCCAAATTGTACAAGGATGATGAACATGCGTTAAAGAGTAAGGAGGATGCAATGACTTATCTGTATTCTCTAATAACCACTGCTTTGCGTCTCTAATACGTTTAAAGTCTTTCAAAGACTTCCCGTTTGATGATAGCAAATGTAACCAGTGTGCTGTTGACTTCATTTGTGCAGATTCAAGTATCATTTTTACTACGTGTTTATCACAATGATATTCAGCTGCTTTTTGTGGATCTTCATCTAAGATAAAGATATTCATTCTATACTCCTAAAACTTGTCGATTTTTTACCCAGTGTGTAGTTCTTTTATCGAGAGTAGTTTCTTTTATTACTTGATGGCCGTTATAATCTTTATTTCTGCCATAAACAACAAATCCTTGGGTAGCATTTCCACTTTCACCTTCAAAAGTATAATAGCTTTGAATTGATGCACCTTGCTCTTCATATGACTTGTTTATAACAAATCTTATAGCTTTATCAAGTGTTTCCAGATTTTTATCTGTTAAATCTTTTATTAATGCATGTGGATTTATACGTGAATACCATAAAGATTCTGCTTTGATATAATTTCCAACTCCAGAAATTACTTTTTGATTCATTATAACTTCACAAATATTTTTGTGATTGTATTTTCTCAAGCGAGAAACAAAATCGTCAGGTGGATCAGATAACATGTCAGGGCCAATAGATTTAAGTTTCCTCGCCAATTCTGCACTTGACTTGAGCTGAAACGTACCAAAGTTTCTAATGTCATTAAAATAAAGTTTGTCACCATCACTAAAATATATTCCTAATCTGCTATGATCTGTTTTATGCTTGTTCCAAGAGCCTGTCATGCCTAGTGTATTAAAGACAATTACTTCATCGGTATCTATCCAAATAAACTTTCCTTTGCAGTTAAAGGTGTTAATTGTTTTACCTGATAGCGTGTTTATATTTTCAATTGGCTTTTTAATATATCTACCACTTAAAACTTCGACTTTGTCAATTGATTTTCCTTTATAAAGATAGTTTAATTTATCAACAAAAAGTTTAACCTCAGGGCCTTCTGGCATATCACTAGTCCTTTAAGATAGATTTATTGACTTCAGGATCGTCATTTACTGTGTTTGCTGTCTTAGTTTCTTCAACACCTTCTTTTGGAAGTGTTTGATCATGAACTTTATTAGCTAAATCTGATTTTCCTATCCAGTTTAAGATCTGCATCATAGGGTGACCTACAATATTATGAAATGCATAGTTTTTAAAAAATTTTTCATATTTAAGATTCATTAAATACCTCTATTATATCTTCATCTCTAAAGTATACTTTTTCATTGTCTTCTCCTAGCGCGCAATAATATCCAACAGGAAAGTTGTTTGTTTTAAAAAACATAGGAATGGCGATTGCTTTTTCACTAGTTTCTTTATCTATAAACGTTATCAAGTAAGACTTTTCAAAAATAAATCTTCTTTCAACTCTAGTATTAAAAAGATCTTTGTATTTTGCATTTTTATAATGCTTAGTATCTTTAAATGACCAGAACTTTAAGGTGTCTTTATTCAATTGCATCTGCGTAAGGTTCGATTGGCAATTCTCCAGTACTAATCGTTCTGTCAAGATAATCTTCTAATTGCTCAAAAGAAGTACAAACTTTAATTCCACTTCTTGCTAGCATTAAGTTAAACTTTGCGCCTTCTGGAAGTCCTGCACAGAAATATACAATTGGACGGTCAAAAGCAAAAGCATAACCAGCTTCCCAAATTGTTCCAATATCTTTGTCACGAGTATTAACTAATAAAAAGTCTGCCGTCTTAATATGATGCAAGTTTCCTTCAAAAGTTTCATCCTGAACTTCTTTAGGTGCATTTGGTGGACAAATAAAAATCCTTCGAGGTGATGCTAGCTCAAAGTGCTCTGCTCTATCATCAAAAATCTTTTCTAGTTGAGTGAGTTCTGCATCTTGTACTGGATTAAACCAACCGCTAGCTAAATAAATCTTTTTCATTAAATCGTTCCTTTTGTAAATGTTTTACTAAGTCTATAATTGTTTTTCAATAAAATTAATTGTCTATAATAGTTTTGTATTAAAATTCTTCATCCAGAGCTTTTCGAATTGCACTTACTGCTGCAACATCGTTATTCCACATTCGAGTAAAGATTTTTTCTTCACCACTCTTGTTTCCATTGATTTCTTCACGGCGACACTGATAGATTGCGTCATTTTCATTAAATTCAAACAAATCATTTTTAGGTTCTGGGTGATAAAGATTCGTTCCGCGAGAAGTAAAACTACCATCAGGTAGTTGAACTCGGAATGTACGTACATAGTGCATGTCTGGCTTATTAAAGTCTAGACACGTCGAAACTTCTGGAATTGACTCGCAAACAATTTTTGCGATACGAGTCGCAATAATATTATCAACCTCAGGTTGGATTTGTACATCTTGACGTTGTCTAATAAAGCCAATCAAGTCTTTAAGATTAAATCGTGCAACATAGAAAGTTTCGAGTGCTTTAGGCAAGATAACTCGTGCATCCATAAGAGATACAACACGTGAGTCAACCATATCAGCATAAAGTTGCTTTGCAGCAGTTGCTACTTCGACGAATCGATGATGGAAGTCAGAGTTTTCAACAGACTCAGGAACTAGAACGTTATCATTGCGCAAGTCTCTGTCACCCGTGCATTGTGCTGCAAATGAACCTGCACGATGTCTAATAAGATGAGTTACAGTTTGAGTATCAATACCGCTGATCTTAAAAGTAAAACCTAGACATTCCATAGGCGTAGGTAATGCTCTAAAATTAAGAACATCTTGAAGATTAATAGAGGCTTCTTCGGGAGTCGCATTTTTAAATGCAGTTTCATTAGGTGTATCAGCCCATGTTGCTTTTGTCATGTGCCAAGCAATTTTTTGTGCTTGCTCTCGAGTTGGGCCGTCAATTAATTCAATATTAAGAGACTCTAGGTTGTTAATGTAGTTTGTAACAGGAACTTGGTCAAATTTAAGTTCCATTGGAAGTGTGACTTGTTTAAGATCATTATTAATTGGCAAATTTATTCTCCTTTGTATTTACCATTTATTTTAATATTAAAAATTAAAATTTACACATTTATGTTTTATCAATTTGATTTTTTAACTGTACTATGAGATCTTTGTCTTCTCTTGTAACATTTAAGATTTTTATTGCTTCTAAAAAGCTAATATTTTTTAGTTTTGAAAAAGTTAAAGCATGTTCGTAAAGAGAATCAATGTCTGCTTGAATTAAATCTTTTTTTTCTATGTCTAAAAAAAAAACATTTCTATTAATAGCAAATTGCAATTCTTTAGACATTAAAGTAAAAAATGAAGTTTTAAAGCTATCTAAATATTCAATTGCTAAGTTTGAAATTATTACACACTCTATAAATCCTTCATCACTTTTAAATTTTTTATCATAATAAAACGTACAATTAACAACATCAAAATGAAATTCTTTAAAAGTATCAATTAAATTTAAAGTAATATCACATGAAAAGTCATAACATAAAATCAAAGAGTGATTAAAATTAATTTCATAAGTTTTGTTAAAAATATTTTTAAAGCGTGAAGTCGCTGTCATTTGTATCATGTCAGAGTCTATACTTAATGTAATATTCCCATTATTTATCATTCCTATAATAAACATCAAATCAAACTCAATAGTTCTCCATACGCTATCAAGATATGCGAAAGATCTAAAGTTATTGTTTTTATATAATTCTAGATCTTTGTGAAAGAACATTTTAAACCTTTTGACTAATAACCTTTAACTAGCCTTTCTTTAATTATGTTATCTTTCTTGTTAAAAGCTTCGTAAAATTCTTCAACATCAACACCCATAAGAATAATAAGTGAATAAAAGTAATTAAAAGCATCAACAATTTCCTCAAGAAATTCTTCTCTGTTTATTTCTGGAACTTCTGTTTCTCTGTGTGGTTTCCAGTTTTTAAGATGACCTAATGCTTCAAACATTTCCTCGACGCCTTTCAAAGCTGTTTCTCTAAGTAAAGCTTGATTATTTTTACTTGATATGTCAACAGGCCAAGAAGGATATGCATCTTTATATTTTTCTTTTATTAAATGCATAAATTCTTCTCTTTTAGCAAATATTTCTTTAAGTCTATCAGACATTTCTAATCTTCACCTTGTGACAAAGATTGCTCAGAAGCTTTTAACATTTTTTCTATTTGATCGTTAAATACTTCAGCATACTCTGTATTGAGCACAATCTTATTGTTACTATCAACCTCTAATTGCATCATTCTAAGATGATCTACAATGTCTGTTCCTGTTAGGAGTGCCATCTGAATTAGTTTAACGATCTGTGCAATAGTTGTGTCTTCTAAGTTCATTATTTTTTTCCTTTATATAATAAGCGGTGATTTTTGAATTTTTCTATTTATCATGTCGTCATCATGTTCCATAACTTTAATCATGTTTACGCCTTCTACTTTTTTAAGTGACTTTATCATAGCCATAAAAGTATCTTTAGCTTCGATGAAAGTTGGAATATAAGAGACGTTAAGTTCTATTAGTCTATGTCCGTAAGAAGTTACGACATCTGAAATTGGTCTTGTTTGTCTAACTGTTACAATACCTGGTAAGGCTCTCATGTCTGTCATTATATCTAAAACTGTTGGATCTTCGCGGTCTTCTATCTTGATCCGACATCTTATCAAGGTATTAATAAGATCACTATGTCTTTCAAGTAGTATTTTTTTATTCATAAAAATGTCCTTATGTTTTAGAATAAATATGACTTTATTTATTTAAATCGTTGTACGACTTAACAGTTACAGGCCATAAGTTTTCAATAATGCTAAGCATGCCTTCAGCTAGCTTTTGTATTTCCCACTGCGCTCCTTCATGAGTTCTTAGTTTAATAAATTTTAAAATATTGTTAAGATTTGCAGTTGCATAATACTCTGTATATAGATTTTGTGGAAGTATCATTCTTGCCTGTTCTCTTGCAATACCTTTTTTGATCATATCATTATACAATGCTATAGAAGCTTGCGTATGATACTCAACAGCTTCGTTGCAAAGCCTACTTTCAAGTAGTATTGGATAAGATTCCATTTGAGGGTTTATCTGTTCATTAAAATTTGACGCTTGTCTATTTGACTTATGTTGAGTCCTATAAGACGAAGGAATATAGAATTCCATGTTAACATCAGTATATCTGCGTGATATTTCATTGTACGACCATGTCCTATGTCTATGATGCTGTGATCTTACAAAGAGCGGCACTTTAATTCGAAAAGTTGCAATATTATGTTCTAAAGTAGACGTATGTTGATGATTAATTAAATAATTAATTAACTTTTTATCTTTATCGTCTAATTCACTCTTTTCTACGCCAAAAGATACGCGAGCAGAATTAACAATAGTAATATCTTCACCCATATATTGGACTAGTTCAATTTTGCCAATATTGTCTTCATAAAGAAAATGTGTTTTTGTCATATTTAACCTTTTGTTTGATAATATAGATTATATGACAAAATAAAATAATTTACACAAATTTCAAACTATATTTTCATCTAATCCATAGTACAACTTTTCAGCCCAAGGAATAACATCCCATTTTTTAGCTGAAATGTTGTGATGGCCTACAATACTATATTTTGCTGCTTCCGCAACAGGCATTACTTCTAAGCTTTCACAAACTGGTTTTTCCATTAATCCTGTTGCTTCTCTTAAAGATTGCAAAAATTGTCTGCAGACTTCAGCAAAGTCATCACCAATCATTACCATTTTGCGACCTTTTACTCTTGAATCAGGAATTTTACAAACTTGAAGCTGAGCATCTGGGTACCATTTTTGCGTTTTTTCCCAATACTTGTCATCGGGATGCATACAAATGTCAATGCCAATTGAGTGTTTATTAAATTTGCCTGCATGATAAGCAACAAGACCAGTGTCTAAACACTGTAAGATTTCATATTCGCCTGTCTTGTGATTTCTACCAATTAAAAAATGTGAAGAAACATGACGGCCTCTTGCCATATTAAACACATTATAGCAATGTCTTGTATTTAGTCCTCCCCAATGAACACATAAAGTCTGCGGGTCTGACTTTCTTGTATACCAGTTTTTTGTGCCGTCATCTAACTCATATAAAGGTGCTGACCAGTCGACTTCTAAAGGAGAGTCAATAGGTACAACCTTACCCATATGCATAATAACAGGCATTCCATAGTAATCTCTTACTGCAGCGTGTGTATTAGGCCCATAAATACCGTCTGCTTTTACACCAACTTCTTGTTGTAGTGAAATTACGTAATCTTTGTTTTTGTTTAACGTACTAAATTGTTCCATATTTTATTCCTTAGTCTAATTCAATAGTAACAGTAACTTTTCCTTTTAAAGTTGGAACTCTAAGTTGCTGAACTATGTTATGTTCTTTAGCTTCTTCAGCCTCTAAAAACCAATCTGCATGACCTTTGTCATGTATCAAGTCTAAAAAGTAATTATCAGGCTTTCCGCAGTTCCTTGCCATCATTACATAAAGTTTCTTATTAAGTCTATCAGATTCTCTAGCATCTGCCTTTAATTCTTCTACTTTGCCGAATGCCATAGTAGAAACATCGTGAATCATCATTACGGCGTCTTTATCCATGAATCTTAGCCCTTCTTCACCAAAAGAAGCAAATAAAGCTCCGCAAGACATAGCTTTGCCTTTAATAATTGTTGCAACTGGAATCTTAGAAGACTTAAGTGTGCCGATCATAGAAAGCAAAGAATAAGCTTCTCCTCCATAAGAATCAATAACAACAGGAATAACACTTTGTCCTGTGTTTTGTGCAGCACTAATTAATGTTGCAAATTCATTAGCAGACTCCTCATCAAACTTATTAACTGTAATAACTACAGGATCGCTTCTAAGTTCAATTTCTTTAACTAGAGGAGATACGTCTGCAATAAAATTAATCATAAATAACCTTTCTTTTGTTTTGTATTATTATATTAAGTTTTAGAAAATTTACATTTGTTTTAGCGAATCAATTGTTGTTGCACCAATCTTTCTAGATACTTCTTTTCCGTTTTCTAATACTACAAAAGTAGGCACATTCATAACTTGATACTCAGTAGCCTTATCCATATCAACAGATATATCAATGATTTTTATATTCATTTCTGCCTGGATGCTTTCGTTAAGCATGTTTTTCATTTGTCTACAAGGACCACACCATGGTGAACTAAAAAATAATATTTCTTTACTCATAATCTCTCTTTCTTTATCCTATTAATTCCCAACCCCAACTATCACCACTCATACCATCAGCATTATAGTCTGTTACAGTTCCTTCAAAGAAGTTTTTAAAGCTGTCACCGTTAATAATCCAGTCTAACCAGTCTAAAGGATTTGTTTTTACCTTAAAGTTAGGTTTAAGCCCAAGCTGGATTAACCGGCGGTCTGCCAAATATCTAATATATTGCTTTACTTCTTCTTTATCTAAGCCTTCAATGTTGCCCATCTCGTAAGCTAAATCAATAACCTTGTCTTCTAATTTAACAGCCTGGCGATACATTTTATAAATTTCTTTTTTAAAATCGTCATTTACAATTCTTGGATGCTCTTTTACATACTCTCTAAATAGGTGTGTCATTCCTTGAACGTGCATTGTCTCGTCTCTAATAGACCACTCAACGATCTCACACATTCCTTTCATTTTTCCAAAACGTTGATAGTTTAAAAGCATTACGAGTGCTGAAAATAGACTCATTCCTTCATTGCAAGCTGACTGTGCAAGTGCGAGTCCTAAGCCTTTTTTAGTGCTAACATCATTTTGCTGCATAAACTCAATCTTGTCACTCATTTCTTTGTACTCAAGAAACGCACTATACTCATCTTCAGGAAGACCAAGAGTGTCGTTCAAAAGAGCATAGCTTCTTTGATGTGTACCTTCACGATTTGCGAAACTTAATAACATACTCCTAATTTCATTGTTTTTAAATTTAGGAATAAACAGATCACAATAGTTACCCCCTACTTGAACGTCACTTTGTGTAAACAGTCTAAGAATCTGTGTAATGTGATTTTTTTCTTCTGTAGAAATCTTTCCACCTTTCCACTGATTGACATCTTCAGCAAGCTTTGCTTCCCAACTTCCCCAGTGAATCTTTTCATGGCTTTCTGCGATTTCCATTGCCCAAGCATATTTAAAGGGCTTGTACGTTTTGTTATATTTTAGTAATGACATATGTTTAACCTTTGTAAAATCCTTGTATAATAATTATCCTTGGCAACTTAAACATTCATCAGGATCAGCGAAGTCTTGCAGTTTGTCTTGTTCAACCTTTTGACTCACCTTTTCTGCTGATGCACCTGCATTTGTTCTAAGATAATATAAACCTTTTAACTTCTTTTTCCAAGCTCTGATATGAACTGCATTAACAATAGCTTTGTCTGTTCCTGCTGGGAAGAACAAGTTAACACTTTGACCTTGACAAATAAATTCTTGCCTATCACCAGCATGATCAACAATCCAGCGTTGATCTAATTCAAATGCAGTTTTAAATACTTGCTTATGCCAGTCT